TTCTTGGGGCCGAAGCCCTGGTTGGTTAGGCTTACGCCATTAAGTCTGCATAAAATTCCATCGCTTCTTTCATCGACCACTTGTAAGCGTCAAACCATTGGGCGCTTTCGCCCTGTGATTGAACCGAAAAACCACAACCATCTTTCCAAGCCGTAACAACAAAACCGCAAATGCTCTTGCTGTAGTACCGCTGGCCGTTTTTAGTGGTGTAGTTCATGTCCGTTTCCCTTAAGTTAGCGGGGCCGAAGCCCTCTTGCTTGTAACACCGTCAAGTATAATGACCCTGTTACACTTGTAAACCCTTTGGTAACATTTATTTTTATTGTGCAGGAATTTATTTTTTTTTAAGCTGGGGGGACGTCAATCGATTAGGGAGGTGATCTTGCAAAAATACGGACAGAAGGCGCCCGTCAAAGGCGGCAAAAAGAATCGACATGCGTCGATGGTGGCAGGAATCCCGGCTGGCTCCCCCAAGCCGAGTTTCCCGCCGAAGTAACCTGGTTGGCTTCCCCGGCCGATCAGCGAGGGTCACCGCAAGGTGGCCCTTTTTTTTGGAATTTTTTTTGGTGTCTGCGGACGTAATCCCTCCCCCCCACCCCCTGCTGGCGCGGCGGGGGGGGTGCCTGGGCCGTACATTCCCCCAGATCCCGTAAGTCGTTGATTTTATTGAGGTTTATCCCTGGGTGTAACGGCCGTACACGAGCGTGACAGCGCAAGGCCCAGGGTTGGCGGCGCTAGAGGCCGCGTATTCACTGGGCTGTAGGGAATTTTGGTCCTGCGTGCGGGTTGCCCACCTGCCCGGTGCGCTTTCGCGCGGCAAAGCCCTCGCCAGGCCGCATTCTTATTGATCGACGACGATATTGTGCTCGCGCATAATGTCTCGCAATGCGGACAGATGTTGATCCTGAATGTTGATGTTGACGAGCGGATCTTTCCTGTCGCCCCAGTTGTCAGGGTTAGCCTTCGCGGCCAGCCACTTGCGCGTATCAATGCGCAGCTTCGCGACCTGTGCGTCCGCAGCATCGACCACGTTATCCGCGATCTCTAGCGTCTCCTCCGCCAGGTGATTCGCCCACTTGCGCCGCGCATCGTAGTACCTTTCCTCGCGCCCCTCGACAACCCGCAACCACTTATAGAACGCACGCTTGCCAACCTTCAGGTGCTGCTCGACGATCTTGTTTGTGGTCCAGCCCTGCTCGAGCTTGCCGAAGATATCCTCCTCGCCAACCGCCTCAATCTCTCTCAAGCGCTGCCTCATAATCGGATTACTTGCCATACAGATTCATCTCCCGAAGTATTGTCTCGACCGCCTCGACGTCATCGCGAATGGCGTAGTCGTCCTCATAATCAGAACGATAGCCGACGCGCCGAGCGCGCCGATCAAAGTCCTCGTCAAGCTCTCGGTCGATGGTCGCGCCCTTCCGTAAAGCCTGTTCACCCTTTCCTTCCAATACAATCGTTTCCGTCGTATTAAATCTATTCCCGCAGCTATCGCAAACCCTTCGCCTCACAACGCTCTCTGAACGCATCCTAGTACGCATTACGCTGCACCTATGTCCGCATATAGGGCAATACACGAATCAGCCTCCTACAGCATCTGAGAGAGCCTGAGAGCCATACACCTCACTAACCCTCTTGATCGACTCAATCGCGCCCTTGCTCTTGATCAGATCGCTCGTATACCGCAAAACGATATAACCATGCTCAACGGCCAGGTTGTACTTCACGCAGTCATTGCGAAAGCCAACGCCCGACGTATGCCGACCGCCTGCCCAGGTGCCGCCCTCGCACTCAACAATCACCTGCGGCTTGATGCCTGGCAGCAGGAAGTCGAAGCGGAACTTGCGGCCTGGGATGAGCTGCGCTTCGCGCTCGTACTCGATGCCAGCATCATCAAGCTGGCGCGCCATTATCTCTTCAAGGTTACTGGCCAAGTTGCCGTCCTCACGAAACCAAAGCTAAAGTTTGACCTGCAAAAAATAGATGCCCAACTTTTTGTCATCGGCCGACGACATAGAATATTAGATATAACTCGGAGCACCCTAAGTGCTCCAGTTCTATATCTATATATAGGGCTTACTGACGCACTGACGCACGCTCGTAAGTCATTGTTTTATATAAACATTTTCTCTCGTGAGATTTACTGACGCAATATTTACTGACGCACTGACGCAAAACGCCGTAAGTCATTGATTTATAAGGTGCGTCAGTTGTTTTATTTACCGTCGCATTACTGTCGCAACTGACGCAAATGGCCTTTTTGCGTCAGTAAGTGCGTCAGTAATATGTACACTAAATGAGCAGTTCTCGCTCATATATTGATTGCCTCGTGTAATTCGCCGCATTCAATGAACGATCTCTTGTGTCGGTTAGAGGGATCTATTCGTTCGACAATGACCAAAGCCTTGGCCTTCACCCAGCGCCTCACGATAGTTTTTATCTTTTCTCTATCGGTCGGATCGGTGTCATCGAGGTCCAAAACGTCAGCCACTAATATGCCAACCCAATCGGTAGCACGAGAATTCTCTCGCCAGGTTGCCGGCTTTAGCTTCGCCTGGACCCGTCGCAGGTCGCTGGACGTGACATCATCAAAAGGATCAGGCCAGGCCCAAGGCTCAACTACGCCGACGTTATCGCCGTTTGGCAGGTCCACGCTGACCATCTGCCGCCAAGAGCCTTCGCCGCGAGGCGGCGCCAGATTGTCTTTACTATCGCCTTCCTTGCTGTAGCGCCAGCGCTCGCGCTCGTCAATGCCTGCGTAGCGCGCCTCGTCAAAGGTCATGCTGGTCAGCCGGCGAACGTGCCGAGCGGCGTCCGTGAGCGCTGACGCGCCGCGAGCGTCGCCGTAGCTTGCGCTCTGGCCTGGCTGCGCTTTTCTGACGTGATGCACGAGCTCAACAGCGCAATTGCCCTGGTCAGCGACGCGGCCCCAGGCCTTAACGACCAGATCGATCGCGCCATTGTCGTTCTCATTCAGTCGATGGGAGCTGACGAACGGGTCTACGATCACGACGTCAATCTCGTGCTGCTTGATAAAGTCGGTGATGGCGCCCACGGCCGGCGTGAGCACGGCTTCGCCGCGCTGCGTCTCTGCGATCACGAGCGCGCTGTCGCGACCTGAGTTGACGAACAGCGAGCCCTCGTACTCTTCTGGCGCAACCTGATAGAGCTGGCAGATGGCAGCGAATCGTCGCTGTAGTTCTTCGAGCGGGTCTTCGAGGTTCCATACCCAGACGCGCAGCTTCTTTGTCTCCTGGCCGAGCAGCGGCCTGCCCGTCGCCATTGCCATTGCCTCTGCCAGCGTGAGCGCTGTCTTGCCCGTGCCGCCGGCCGCGACGGTGACGCTGATGAACTTGCGTATAAGGTGGCGCCCGTATACCCAATCACGCGGCGCGAGCTGCAGGATGTTGCCGAAGTCAAGCGGCTTGGGCGCGAGCGCTTCTCTGCGTGCTGCGAGCGCTGCCAGGATCTCCGCTGACGGACCTGAATCTGCTGTCGCGACCTCTGGGGCAAAGCCCTTAATCCTGGCGCCGTTGACCGCCACCATGAATTCAGCGGCCGTTTGTTCGTGCGTGTAGCCTGGCTCGGTCCAGCCCCGAGATACCATGATGATCTCATCGTCTGACAGACCGTTCTGAATCATCGCGGCAACTTCTCGGATCATCTTGTCGTGCCAGCCACCGTCTTGCTGACGCAGCAGGTTGAGGTTGGGCTTGTTCAGCGCGTGGATTCTGGCGACGTGCTCTGCCGTGAGGGCTGGCAGTAGCCGCCAATCGCCGTCCATGCCTTCATCGATAATCTCCTCGTAGATGTGGCCGGTTTCGTGTCGGCTTCCTGCCGCGATCACCACGCCGCCCTGGCCCCGGATATCGATCTTGTTGTTCCCATCGGCCGAGTTTTTAATGGGCAGGTCTTTGTCCGCCCGGTAATAGAAGTGGACGCCCCTGGACGTGCGAACGCGACGCGGTGTATGTGGCAGGTTGGCCTCTGCCCAGGCTGTCGCCTCGGCCGAGTCAGCGTCAACGACCACCACCTCTTTGCCTGTGACAATCGCCCAGTTGCAATCTCGCCATCGAGCGCTTGAGGTCCACAGCTCGATCAGCTCGTCAGTCACGTCCTGGTGCTGGAACCTTGCCCAATCGATCAATGGGCGCTTTTCTATAGGATGAGCCGGGACGATCGTCAAACCTTCCTCGTGTAAGGCAAGAGCCTTTTCTCGACTGTCTGTCGAGACCTGCTTAAACATTATCGCGCTCCGAACACCAAAGGTCGGGCCGGAGTTCTTGACGATCTATCCCCGTCAGTTTCTCGACCTGTAGCGCTCGCTCCGGCGGTATTCCTCGCGCATTTTGGCGCCAGCGATAGACTGCAACGCGGCTTATGCCTAACTTTTTCGCCAGATCGGCTACCTTTATCTTGGTCCATACTTCGATTGGGGTCATGATTACCTCTTCGCTTTTGCCGAGATCGTATACTAATCATGTCCAAGATGTAAACCTTTAGATACCGTGCTCGCTGGTTACCTAGTATTGTGCCTTAAACTTTCGGTGTAATCATTTTGCTAATTGATCCAGGTATAAAAAGCTTGGTAAAACTGTTCTCGTTGATTTGCGGTTAACTTCTGGTTTACTATTAATATTATGAGTACATTTAGTCAGAAATTACGAGGATTACGAGAGGCCCACGGGTATAGCCTTCGCCGCATGGCGATTGAGCTTACCGCACTGGGTGAGCCGACAAGTCACACGGCGATTGCCAAGTGGGAATCGTTCGAGGGGGCCGATGCTGAGCGTTTACCAAAACGATCGGCTGTAGCGGCCATAGCTAAACTGTTCAATGTTAAGCCGGCATGGCTGCTTGAAGATGTTTTTGATGTCAAAGGCAAAAAGACAGATAGACAAGCACAGTTATCGGATATTGAGCTTTTATCAGAGCAAGAGTTTAATCTGGTAATTGCTGTCAAAGATCAGTTTTTAAAGAATCGTAACCGAGACAACGAAGATGCTGCACCAAGACCTGTCGATTAGAAGGCTCATAGAAAACGCGATT